AATTAAAGCGTTTATTGCCTTTTGTTTTTTATCTCTTTCCATTTGTTTTTTATCTTTTTCCATAAGTTCTTTTAGTTTTTGTTTTCTTTCTTTTCTTAATTGTTCACGATTTTCAATGCGCCATTTGTTTCTTGCTATTGCATCCGATTTCTCTGCCGTATCGAGTAAGTGTTTTATTTTGTCATTCATTGCTCACCTTCTCCGTAGGTTTGTTCGTAGTATTCCTTGATATTCATTTCTCTTGAAATAAACCAATCAATGCAAAATTTAATCATTCTTTCCTTTTCCATTTCTTTTGCTTTGTAAAGCAATATAACATAGGCAACTGCGTATTCATCTACGCTTATTTCTTGATTATCTAATTGGACTTTAATTGTCTTAAAAGTTGCTACAAATTGTTTCACTGCCGTTTGTTGTTTATTGTTGCTCATTGTTCGTTTATGAATTTAGCGTAATCGTGTGCGTCCTGTTCACTCTCAAAGGTTGCAAGTAACTCACCAGCGAAGTACACACGCCACTTGGTGATGAAGTTGATTGTGGCTTTAATTACGACCGCTTTCATTCTTGATTGCGTTATATTGGTTCTCCCAAGTCCTCGCCTTGTCCTCAAGCTCTTGCTTGGTTTTCTCGTGACTCATTTTTGCCAAGTTCAATTGGTTAGTGGCAGTTTGCAAGTCAATGCGATTCTGCCAAAGTTCCCCTTCCAGTTCGGTGTTGATCCGATGTAGACGGTAGATTTCTTCCAAGTAACTTTGTGACTTCTTTTCATCAGCATACACCTTGTACACCAATAGGACGAATGTCAATCCAAATAGTATTGTTGTTATCATTTTGCTTTTCCTTTGTAGAATTTGTGGTTGAAAATTGCCTGACTGAATTGGTCAAAGTCAGGATTGTACTCGTCCCTCTCAAACTCATATGGTTTGGCTTCGGGAAGTTCTTGCTTCATTGACTTGCGGAATGCGTGGATTCCGTAGCCCACCGCAAATGCGATGGGAGTCAAGATGATTGGGTAGATGATGTCAAGTGCCATAGTGTTATTTGATGCCAAAAGGTTTCAATGCTTCCAAGATTGTTGGATGAATGGGAGATTGCTCTCCCAATTCATACATCAAGGTGTCATCCGTGTCAACCAACTTCTTGGCTGTGCCTTGTTTGATGTGCTTGTTTACAAGTGACATAATTTCTGAATTTTTGGTGATTACTCCGTTCAATGTTCCGAAGGTTTCGTTGCGGTTGATGATTGCTTTGTCTTTCATAGTGATTCAAACTAACAACCTTTTTTTCACTTATGCAAATTTATTTTCAAAATCTTTTTGTGAATGACCGATTTATTTTGTGATTGACAAAAATAGTTCTCCAGCGTATGTCAATTTCTCGTCAATGATTTCTTGCGAGTCCTCGTCCAAAGTGATGAGCGTTCCTGTGACCTTCTTGCCTTCAGGCATTCGTGGATCGTAGGAAACGAAAATCCCTTCGGTCAACCCGGTTGCAATCATTCCCATCTGCATCTGCCAATAATACTCCGTCCGTTTGCTCTTGAGTTGCTCGTTGTTTTTGATGAAGAAGTTTTGCAAGTGGTTGCCTGAATTAAAAGGACATTTGATTTCAATGAGCTTGTCACCAAGTGCATCGGGAGAGTAACCACCCCAAAGTCCATAGGTGATGAAGGTGTAGGTCTCTGCTCCGTAGTAGGTATAGAAGTCATCGGTTTGTTGCTGGAAGTAGTGGAACGCTTCTTTCTCGTGTTCCTTGCCCCAATCCAAAGCACGACCATAAATCTCCGTGCGGTTGCCTGTGAGATACTCCGCTGCTTTCTCAAACACAAAGGACTTTGCAGTTTCCGACAGGTACTCCGATTTGTTTTTCGGAGTTCCCATCAGCTTGTGGATTTCGGAAGCGGTGAAGCGTGACCTTCTCAAATCTTGCCAATCCTCCTCCGTCAAAGAAGAGTGAATAGTTGGAAGTTGATGTTTCATTTCTCGCCAATTAATAGTTTTTGGTTGACTGGAGAGACATCGTACTTGTTTGTGATGTCGGTCATCAGTCCACCGGTCTTGAGATGCTCCATTGCTTTTGCCCAATTAGGATGCTTGGGAGTGAGTTCTTCTTTCTTTGGTGCAGATGTTCTACCCATTGCCTTCTCACCGTCATCGTCATCGTCAATGTTCAGGTTCAAGATAGAACCGAGTGCATACCTCCGAGCGTAAGTAATTGCAGAACCCATCGCTTGTGGATCGTTCTGCTTTGCCACAGGCATCGTGTAGGATGACTCCATCCACTCACCTGATTCGGAGTGAACGATGATGGTTGTGAGTGCGTCACCATCGGGAAACTGACTGATTGCCAAACCACATTCGCTCAATGGCTTTTGGATGGTTGACAAGATGTTTGCCAATGACGCATACTTTGACTTGAAGAAAGGGTTGTTGGACTCCTTTGCTACCTTGCTCACCGATGCTTGGAATTTTACCAACGCACCAGCGATGTTCTTGATTGATTCTGATTTATTCATAGGAAATTTGTTTTTTGTCCGAGCATAAATAACACTGTGAACTTGTCGGGTTCAAGATAGAAGAACCGCTCCGATTCAATGCCAACCAAAGTGGTCTCAACGCATCCACCAAAGTAGACATCACGCTTCAGCATATACGGCTCAAGTTCTTCAAAGTGATGGTTCAGTAAATAGTCATCCACTTGCTTGTCGGTATAGACATACCTATCCCCACCGATGGTGAGAATCCATCCGTTGATTGTTGCCTCAAGCATTGTTCACCTCCTTCAATGCAATCTCAATGACTGACTTGGCTTTTGGAGAAACGATGTTCCCCTCAATTAAATACTTTCTAACCGTTGGGAGAGATACCCCAGCTTTACGAGCGACTGACTGCAATAGTCCTTGCCGTCTCTTCATTTTAATCTCTTCAATTGCTTTCGTGTAATCCATAACGAGAGCAAAAGTAAATTAAAATTACTAATTGTGCAAGTATTTTTTTCTTTTTGTGAATTAACTTTTCACTTCCACCGCAAAAATCAAGTCCCCAAGACGAGCATTCAACTCATTGACCAACTCCATTTGGAGTGATTCGGTGAAGGCATCCGACAAGAAGTGGGTTGCTTTTGTACCTCTGCGGTGAATCTTACGAGCAATGGCTTTGGCAAGTGACTCATACGACATATTTGGATTTGTTGGCTTGATCCCTTTGTAGGCGATCCATTCCTGGATGGACTGCCATAGATACGGAGTGCCTTCAATGTGACCATTTCTCGTTGGCTTCCTTCCGTATTCCACAAATTCCCAATAATCTTCCGCAAGAAGGATGGTGTTGATAGATGTGGGGGACTTGACAATCTCTCCCGGCACGAACGATTGCTTCAAAGCGGATGAAGCGTTTATCTTTTTCTCGTCCATTGAACGAGCGATTTCAGGATAAACCCTTTGATTCCACCAATTCTCAATAATTTGATTTAACAAGTCATCGTTTCCACCTTCACCAAGAAAGGTGTCAAGTGCATCGCCTAATTTGCTTAAATCTATTTCAGCCATCCTACAAGCATTAAAACTGATAAACCTATACTGATGTTCTTGAATAGCGACAAAGTGCGTGAGATGGCTTTATTTTCGCTCACAAGGGCATTGTTCTTCTCTCGCAGATATGCGTTGTTGATTCGCACCTTGACAATGATGCTATCTTGTTCGGCAATAATGATGGAATCCGATGTCACAATCTTACGAAGAACCGTGACTTGTTCTCTTGCAATCGCTCCTTTGACCAAATAGTGATTGGCTTGTTTGATAGTATTTGTATCAACAAGGACTTGTCCATAACTGGTCAACGGAAGGAACAGGATCAACAAGAATCTCATCTTACAAAGTAGCGTTTTTCTTCGTTTGTTTTTCCTTCTCTGCGATGAGCTTGTCAAGATACCACTTTGCTTTGTACAAATCCTCAAGTCCGTTCTTGTCCTCACATCTCCAAAGGTATTTAATCACATTTGCGGTGCATACGGCAATGAGTCCCTTCTTGCGGATGGTTGCTGACTCAATCGCATCAATGCACTCTATGTCTCCCTGTTTGTAGTGGGTTGGGTTAATTGCATCCATTGTCTCACAAAGGTATAGTAACTCTCTTCAATCACGATGATGTGTCCACCTGTCATAAATAGTTGCGTATTCTCAAAGAACGCACAAGCAGCGACAATGTGTTGCTCATTTACAAATCCATCTTCCAAGATTTGCACAATCTCGGGTTCAATCCCAACGGATTCAAGCCACGAGTCGTTCTTTTGTTCCAGTATGATTTGCACTTTCATCATAATGTCTTGTGCGTATAAGCGTGAATCTTGCGTGTTGTTGACTTGTCTCGGAATGGTTTGAGAATTAACCAGCGACCTCCGATTGGTTTTGGACTTGCACCTCTTTCAATGTGCCATCCTTTTGATCCATCTCCGTATTCTTCTTTGTACGCACTTGTCCGAATCATCAAGATGTCCCTCAACATCACCGTGTCGTGTTGAGTTAACTGCTCAACGGTGTAGGTCATCTCATAGTCCTCGTGAACATGCCCCATCCAAATCGCATCTGCACCTTCTACATTGACGCTCATTCGGTTGTGCTGGATAGTTCCACGAGTAACCGCACCACCGCCACCAAATCCGTGCATATACTTAATCTTGAAAGATTGTGTCGTATTGCCATCGTTGAACTGGATGCGAATCCATCCACCATATCCTCCCACCTGAATGTCCGAACCTGTCTTGTAATTTAACAAAGTCACAAAGCGTTCAATGATGTCCGTCTCTTGCCGTTTTAAGATAGCCGTCTCGTGGTTTCCGTATGCAACCAACTTGATGAGATGTGCGTAAGGTGTAAACCAATCAACTGCGGTGTTGATGATGGCATCAAAGTAATTTGCGGAGTTGTGTTCAGGACGGATGTCGCTCTTGGATTTGCGTGGATCATACGCACCTTGCATCAAGCAAAACAAATCTCCGTTGATAAGTATGTCGTGATTTCCTTTGAGTGCTTCGTCAAGATGCTTCTTTAACAATTCCCGGTCACACTTGGGATTGTCCCAATGTAAATCCGAAATGAGAAGGACTTTCGTTTCCTCCCATCCCTTTTCAATTCGCACTACATTGTTTTTTTTCATATGGTGTCCAAGTGGATGTGTAATCCTATCGCCTTTTTCAAGCCCTCTGCTGAAGGTTTGAAGGTGTCAAGGTAGATAGTATCAAATGAGTTGATTCGTTTGATGAGCGTGTCTCTTACAAGTTTCTCCCTCTCCACGATTCTCTCGTGCATCTCTACATTTATCGGTCGTTCAATGCGGACTGGTCTTTCTAAATTGAAGAAAGCCACAACCACGCTACACAGGAACAACGCAAGTATTAAATAGATAAGGAGTGTTGACTTGGAAGTTGATTGCATATCCTGAAAGAATGTCGGTTTTGGCATCGTAGAAAGGTGAAGCATTGGAAGTTACAACCAATTCAAAGTCTTCATCATCTTGTGTGTTGTTGTCAATCAATGCAAATATGTCTGCAATGATTTGTGCGGTATCGGAAAGCACCTCAATGACATTGCTCTCACTCTCAAACACACGATCCATCACAAGCAAAGCAAAGTTGTAGGTCATCAAGTTTCCAGTTGTTGACAAATTAAACCCATCAGGATACAACCAAACAAGCGGATAATACTCAACATTCTCAACCGTGAGATTGGA